TACTAAATACCCTTAGAAAAAGACAAAGGTTTTCCAAATGGGAAAAACCATATCTTAGTAAAAAATTAGAAACGATTAAATCCTATTATAAGATATCAACACTTAAAGCAAAAGAATATATGGAAGTGTTATCAGATAAACAGGTTCGTGAATTGAAAAACAGAATGAAAACTGGTGGACATGACAATGAATGAAAATGAAGACCTTATTAAGGATTTGGTTGAGATAACCTTCCCCGAAAAAGACGACTTTTTAAAAATTAGAGAAACCCTATCTAGGATAGGTGTTGCATCGCGTAAAGAGAAAGAACTCTTCCAATCGTGCCATATACTGCACAAACGTGGTAAATACTACATTACTCACTTCAAAGAACTATTCAAATTAGATGGTAAACCATCAAGTTTGGAAGAAGGTGACATTGGTAGAAGAAACACTATAGTAACCTTACTTGCACAATGGAAATTAGTTTCCGTAGTCAACCCCAATCAAATTAAGGAGCCTACTGCTCCACTATCACAAATTAAAATCATTCCCTTCAAAGAGAAAATAGAGTGGAAATTAACCACTAAATACTCCATCGGGGGAACGAAGGAATCATAAATACTTCTAGTTAACTAAAACAGGAGAAATTTATGTTAGAATTTATTCAGTGGGTTATAGGATGGGTACAAGTGATTCCTTGGTTAGTAATGGGTGCATCTTTGATTGCAGCTCTTACTCCAACACCAGTCGATGATGGATTGGTGAAACAGGTCTACAAATTGTTGGATTGGGTTGCCTTAAATATTGGTAAAGCAAAACAATAAATAGTAGTAATTAGTAATAATAACGAGGTATATTATGGAATATATTATAGGATTGATTGTCCTTGCAGCTTTAGGTTTTCACTTCTTCGGTTCGAAGAATGAGACTACAGTGGCTAAACCAGTGTCAAAATCTACCCCTAAGAAGGTAACTCCACAACCGAAGACTCCTTCAGTTGCAGAATTAAAGAAATTGACCAAGGTTCAACTACTAGAACTTGCAGATAAAAACAACATTACAGTTAAAAGAAGTGGTTCTAAAGCTGAAGTTGTTAAGACAATCTCACAATCTAAATAATTAAACAGTACTCAGTATTGTATAAAGAGTGTTTCGGCACTCTTTTTTTTAGCCCGTTGCTTAGTGGATTTGCATAAATAAACGTATGGAAGAGATATTTGGTTTAATAGGTGAAGTCGGAGCCCCAATTGCAGGGTCAATCGTTATGGGATTTTTTATCTTCATAGTCATTAAGCAGATACTTGAGGGTGTTGTTGACAGTATTGGTACACTAACCATGTTCTGTAAATCACTTGAGAATCGTGCTAGAACGATGTCGAACGAGATGATTAAGATTGACTTACTAGTGTCAAGTGCATTAGAACTCAGACCCGACATCGATAGGATTGCAAGAGCCGAGAACTTCATCGAAGACGATAAACTCGATGTAAGAAGGGATTAATGGATATTGCAGCTCTAATATCCGAATACGGATTTCCAATAGTCATGTCAGTCGGACTTGGCTACTTCATATATTACATATGGTGGTTTGTGGGTGAGAAACTAGAACCCCAAATTGAGAAGATGCATTTTGCACTAATAAAAGTAATAGACCAAACAAGAATGTTAGACCAAGATTTAATTCGTTTACAACAAAAAGTAAACGTAGTTCTCGAAATGAAGGAGAACTTAAAAAAAAGAGAGAATGAAAGAAATGCAAAAGATAACAACAGTAATAATTAGTGTTTGTTTTGCACTTAGTGTAAGTGCAGATGAAATCACATTCAAATTTAAGAGTCCTGCTTTTAGTGGGATAGGACAATCTGCACATTACTTGACAGTAGAGAATCAAGAGAAGTCAAGACGTGATAAGATTAGTCAAGACATAGAAGACAAGATTAAACAAGCAGAGAGAGAAGCAGAGAATACAACGCTTGCAAAATTCCTCAGAAATGTGGAAAGTAGAATTTATGCTCAGATAGCAAAACAGTTAGTAGAGAATATGTTCTCTAATGGAACTGCATCCGATTACGGAACATTCGCAATCGAAGGTAATACAGTTACTTATGAGAGAATGGTTGGAGAGGATGGAGTAGACTTCATTCGTTTAACAATCGTTTCTAGTGATGGTACAACAACAACTTTAGATATACCGATAGGTACAGGAAGTTTCTAAATGAGAAATTGGGGAATAGTCGGACTTATCGTCTTGCTCACCAGTGGGTGCGCAGCCATTCCATCTATGACCGACAGTTGTGAAGCTTTTGTTATGTCAAAAGTAGGTGAGTGTATTGAGAAGGCAGAAGTAGTTAAGATACCAACGTATCAAGAACTTGCAAATCTACCACCAGCAAAAGACATGCCAGTGGTTGCAGTATATGCTTTCATGGACAAGACAGGACAACGTAAGAGTAAAGATGGAATTGCATCTTTCTCCACTGCAGTAACACAAGGTGCAGAATCATTTCTGATTGATGCACTTAAGACTGCAGCGAATGGTAAATGGTTTAGAGTAGTAGAGAGAACAAGTTTGGATGCACTCGTAAGAGAGAGACAGATTATTCGTTCTACTAGAGAAGATTTTGCAAATCAGAAAGGTAATGAAGACGCCCCAACGGGTATTCAACCTCTCTTATTTGCAGGCATCCTCTTAGAGGGTGGGATTATTGGTTATGACAGTAACATTGAAAGTGGCGGTAGAGGTGCAAGATATCTAGGAATAGGTACTTCTGTTTCTTACCGAAGAGATGTTATCACCGTCTCGTTGAGAGGAATCTCAACTTTAACAGGTGAAATATTATTGAATGTACAGACAACTAAAACAGTTCTCAGTACAGGCGGTGGATACGATGTGTTCAAATTTGTGGACATGGATACGAAACTGGTGGAGATGGAAGACGGTAAGGCAGAGAATGAAGGAGTTACGAAAGCAACTCGTTCTGCAATTGAACTTGCAGTCTTAGAAATGATATACCAAGGACACGATAGAGGTTTTTGGGTAATTACAGATGGACATCGTCACCCTCATGGACAACATGGAAGGAACGAAGGTCATCTAAACGGAGAAGAACATGACGAAGAATAAATTATTACTCATTATGTTAACATTAGGAGTGACCAGTACTTATATGTTTGCAGCTGCAGACGATAATGAAATTTGGTTACAACAAAGTGGTACTGCATTAACATTGAACATAACTCAAAAAGGTTATGGAAACAAAGTTGGTGGAGATGACTTTAGTGGTTCATCAATCGATATGATATTGACTGGTGCTACTAATAGTTTGACATTACTACAATATGGTGATGCCAATAAACTATACGGCCCTTTCATCGCAGATTTGTCTACAGTAAATTTATCTTTTACTGGAAACTCAAATGTAATGGATTGGAATGTTGGTTATCAAGGAAGTGCAGATAGTTTAAATATGTTGGGTGTCATCACTGGTGACTCAAACACATTTGATATAGACATCGGTTACGATGCATCTGCTGAATACTTAAACTGGGACTTGTCATTGACTGGTTCAAGTAACGTATTCACTACTAAAATTGATTCCGACAATGCTAAATGGGACTGGACTGTAACAGGTTCGTCAAATGACATCAATACACTTATGGCAGATGCTTCAGATAATTCATTAACTGCAGTTCTAACTGGTTCTTCAAATGATATCGACATCATTCAGAAGAGTGGTTCAGACACAGGTTGTCCAAGTGGTCAATCATGTAGTGGAATTATTGACGTATCCTTTGTGACCTCTAATGCAAATATTGACATCGTTCAAAAAGACGATAACGATTAGTTTTGTACTTATTGGTTTAGTTACGGTAGCAGTAGCCGAACCAATAGGGACAATCTCAGAACAAAAAGGTTTTGCTGGATTGCAGAGAGACGGAGAAACGTCTGTTATTTCTGCATCCGAATTTCCTGAAGTGTTGATGTACGACACTGCAAGAACGGAAAATGGACGAATGAAAATTCAGTTCACTGGTGATGAACAACTTGATTTAACCGAACACTCACTAGTGTTCATTGACGAGGTCTATTACGACCCCGACCCATCCCTATCTAAAATGTCAATCCGAATGGCACAAGGGACTGCAAGATTCGCTTCAGGATTTGGTGGAAAAATAAAGAAAAGTAACATAAATATAACCACACCTACTGCACAGATTGCTGTTCAAGGAACAGACTTCACAACTAGTATTGATGAAATCGGAAGGTCACTGGTAATTTTACTTCCTGATAGATGGGGAGCTCCTTCAGGAAAAATTACAGTTAGTAATGCTGGTGGAATGGTTATACTGGATGAAGCATATCAAGCGACGATGGTTTCAACGTATGACGACTCACCAACGAAACCTGTAGTGGTTAATGGGATAACACCCAACCTAATTGACAATCTATTCATTGTCAGTCCCCCTGAAGAGGTAAATGAACAGGTTGCAGAAGAACAGAGTAAGAATGAGAACGATTCAAACAATGTTCTTGATGTAGATTTCTTAGAGTTTAACGACTTGGAAGATGACTACTTTGAGGATGATGAATTAGAATACACGGAACTCGACAGAGATTTACTTGATGTCGATTTTCTACAGGATTTATTAGATGTAGTGTTAGAGATTGACCGAAAGGTTGGTATCGATGCACAACGAAACACAGCCTTTGGAGTTGTCCGAATTGATGGAACACTTCCAGGCTTTGACAGAGACACCCAATACAATACTATTGTGGACAAGGGTGTAGGTCAGATATGGTTCTACAGGGAAGTTAATGGTATTATTTCCATTAAATTACCAATGTTTGCACAAGCAAGTATCAGAACCATAACAGACGAGAAGGAATCACTAATTAAAGTGGGTGATGGTTCGTCTATAAATATAACCATCACACAACAAAACTAGGAGATACTATATGAGTATTTGGAATAAATTCCGAGAATGGCATGAAGGACAAGTCTATGGATTTCAAAAAGCCTGCCGACTTGACGATTATGAGATGTTTATGATTGCATTTGGTGAAGGAATAGTTATGACATTATTATTTTTATGGTTGATATTTTAAAATGAAAGATACTACACAGTTCGGTGGATTCTTATTTTTACTTTCCCTTATAGGATTGTGCTGGACTAGTGTAGCCTTTGCAGACGATAACCATGTTCATGTAGAACAGGTTGATAGCGGAGAGGTAGACCTTAACATAACTCAAAAGGGTTACGACAACAAGGTTGATTTCTCATTTGCACACACTGGTAATGAATTTAACTTCCTTCAAACAGGAAATGGAAACACTATTACTTGGGTCTCATTTTGGGGTTCAGGAAAAGGTTGGGGTGGTGATGTAGATGGTTCAAACAACACCGAGAATGTATCACAAACAGGTGGTGCAACATATGGAAGACATATACTTGGTAACAGTAACACTGTAGACATATATCAAAGCGGAACTCATACACATAACTTAGATATACATGTGAATTCTGTTGACCATGACTTACACCAATCGGGTAGTGGAACTCACTATAACCAAACATATTTCTATGGTTCTTCAGATGGGTCGAATACAAACATAATGCAAAAAGGTTCGGGAAACATGACTTCTCAAATAACATTAACAGGTTCTTATGCTACAACACTTAACTTGTTGCAAGATAGTTCCACCAATCAATCGTATACACTTACACAAAACTGCGTAACAGCAGGTGGATGTACAGTTTCAATGACACAAGAATGAACGACCACTTAAAAACAATAGACATGGGATATTTCAAACATCTATTTCATGCATGGACAATGGCATTTGCATTGTTAATACACGGAGTCTTTCCATCAGTATTAACTGATTATGCAAGTGATAAGATGTGTGACCACAATGACTGAAGAAAGAGAAAGAGTACTACAACTGGTAATTGATTACCGTAAGAAAAAACGACAACAGAAATGGAGTGCTATTTGGTCGGGAATCTTAGGAGTGTCTTTAATTCTAGTTGTTCTGTATATATTTTTCTTTGCCTGGCCAACAGTAGTTTAAAATGACCTAAATAGTAGTATGGCATATTCTAAAGAAGTAGTACAAAGATTTGAGGCGGTCTTAGCAGACCCTAAAAAACATTCAGTCGGTTCACTCGACAGAAAGAACCCCAAGGTTGCAACAGGACTCGCAGGAGCTCCTGCATGTGGTGATGTGATGCAACTTCAACTATTACTCGATGACAACGAAAAGATTATTGACGTTAAGTTTAAGACTTACGGATGTGGAAGTGCAATTGCATCTTCTTCATTGTTTGTAGACATGATGATGGGTAAGACGATTGCAGAAGCAAAACTAATCAAAGACAAAGACATTGCAGAAGTACTTCAACTTCCACCAATCAAATTACATTGTAGTGTACTAGCAGAAGACGCTATCAAACAAGCGATGGTAGACTATGAAACAAAACAGACAGATAACTATAGTCATCCAATCTTAGACCATTCCTTAATCGGTCATAATAATCCACCACCTCTATCAAAAGAAGATTTCATTGAGTAATGAACTACAGTAGATACATTAAAAGAAGATACGGATTTCGTGAGATATACTTAGGACGAACTATAGATATCTATGTATAGTTGGAAATCCGTTTTAGTAACTATTGTGTTACTATTTGGACTTAAAGTGTGGTCTCCATACATCGTAGAAAACATTCAGTGGTCATACTTTGACACACTCCACCAGTCTCAAGAAAAGGTGTTAGTAGATAACATCATATTAGTTGATATAGATGAAAAGAGTTTAGATGCATTCGGACAATACCCAATCAAACGTGGAATTTATCGTGACCTGTTACTTAACACTCATTTTAGTAATACCCACGTCTTTACTTTTCTCTTTAGTCAACCCGATAGAGACCCGACCCAAGACGAGATACTTGCAGAAGGTTTGGTCAATCGTTTAACCATTCTTGCAGCTGCACCAACAATTCAAAAAGATACTGGTTCTGCACCATTCGTAGGTAACTCTACATTTGGGGGTGGAAATCCTCAAGACCATTTGTGGAACTTCTCAGGGATTGCATCTCCAATCAGGATACTTCAGGACAATACATATGGTGTTGGGGTCACTGTTGCAACACCTAGTGTTACAGGAACACCTAACTTTGACGGGACAACAAGGTCTATACCCCTTTTAGTTACTGCAAACAATCAAGTATACCCGTCACTTGCACTAGAAACACTTCGTGCATTAAGAGACCAACCTTCGTATCAAACAAAAATTACTCCTGAACTTGGAGTGGAATGGGTCAGGATGGGTAGAGACAAACCTATCTCCACCACCCCGACCAGTGATGTAATGATATCCTACTGGAATGAGTTCCAAAGGATTAGTGCAGTAGACCTACAGGATTCTAATGTTGAAGGTAAGATTCTTGTATGGGGTCTAACTGCGGAGGGTCTGAATAATCCAGTTTCAACCCCAGTGGGTGTAATGTATCCTCACGAAGTGCAAGCACACCATATCCAAACCGTCTTGTCAGGAGTTCAAATACAGAAATCCTACTTTCTTGGATTAATTGGATTTGCTGTTCTTTTGTCAGTAATGATAATGATACTGGTGATGGTCTACAAGCTTCCCACAGCTCTTTCGGGGATAATGAGTCTATTACTCGTAGGATTTCAGGTGGGTGGGAGTTATTATATTTGGACTTCAGAGCTCGTTCTTTTCGATACTTTCTATTCATCGTTAGCCTCCTTGTTGGTTTTTGGTCATGCATCCTTTAACAAATACTATGTAACTTTCCAAGAAAAGCAACAAATAAAGAAGCAGTTCCAAAAGTATTTATCCCCCGATATGATTGAAGAACTACAAAAACACCCCGAAAAATTGAAACTTGGTGGAGATAGAAAGGAACTTTCATTCCTCTTCGCAGACATAGTAGGATTTACCCCCATAAGCGAGGCATACATGAAAAACGATGACCCCGAGGGATTGGTCTTACTCATCAACAGATTCCTAGATGGAATGTCAAAGATAGTTTTAAAGAATGGTGGTACGATTGATAAGTTCATGGGCGACTGTTTAATGGCATGGTGGGGTGCTCCTTTGGATTGTCCGAATCATGCTGAGATGGCAGTTAAATCTGCAATGGAAATAGAAATACTTACAGAACAGATGAATAGGGACATCAAGGAAGAAGGATTAGACCTTCCACCAGTAGTTATAGGTACTGGGATTAACACAGGTCAATGCATAGTGGGTAATATGGGTTCAGAAGATAGGTTTGACTATTCAGTAGTCGGAGATGCAGTTAACCTTGCAGCCAGACTTGAGGTTCAGACTCGAACCTTTGATACACCTATTCTACTATCGGAGTTCACTTACATGCAACTCGATGAGACTGCATGTTCATTGGTTGATGAGATAACAGTAAAGGGTAAAGAAATACCAGTCAAGGTCTATGCACCATTGTTTGATAACGGAAAACGAAAAGAAGTACGAAAACTTCATAAAACCCCTTGAAATTTTAGAAAAAGTCTATATAATAGTACTATGGTGTTATAAATACCATTGTAATGCTCATTAGAGGTTACATAACATAACTTGCTTAATAAAGGAGAAAACTATGACAAGCAGACAGCTCGGAGACTTCGATGTCTTCAATTTCGGGAAATCATTCCCATTCGCAATCGGGTTCGACAGAACTCTTCAACTATTAGAACGTGCCAATCAGTCACCGACTAATACAAACTATCCACCTTACAATATTGTAAAACACGATGCAGAGAACTTCAGTATCGAACTTGCATTAGCTGGATTTGATAAGAAAGACATCACAATCTCAAAAGAGAAAGAGGTTCTTAATATCGAAGGTAAACAGAAGGAAGGGGAAAACCTTGAGTATGTCCATAGAGGACTTGCATCTCGTTCATTCAAAAGAACATTCACACTTGCAGACGATATAATCGTTAAAGGTGCAGATATGAAGAATGGTATTTTGAGTGTATCTTTGGAAAGGATTGTACCCGAAGAAGATAAACCCCAAGAAATCAAAATTTCTTAAAAAACCCCTATTCAGACATGCTTCATTGTTGTATAATAGAAGCATGTCTGAACTCTATGAAATAATTAAACAAAGTGCAAATCACGATGGCTTACCTATTATTACAGGTAAACAGTTTGAAGACCTTACTGAAAAATATGGTCGGGAAGAATTCCGTGAACAAGTTGCAAAATACATTGAACAGGAAAGACCACCTTTCCCATTAAAACCCATTTCCTATGGTAAGATGAAAGATACTTTCATTAGACTTCTAGAGGACGATGTGTGGAGATTCGTAAAACCTAACGAACAGTTAGAACAGGAAGTCGTAGAAAAATACGATAATTACAAATACCCATACTCAGAATTTGGATTAGGAATGGTCAATGCACCCCCTTCATTTAATGATGCAAGTGATTACTTTATGCAAGACTTAAGATTGTCTTGTGATTCATATGGTCATAAAGCACCATTGAATGCATTCCGAGATTCAAATGCAAAACAATTGAAATCGGCTCTTGGTGCAATATGGAGAGGTGTCAATGACATTACTAAAGAAATATCTACAGACGTAGATGGTAATGAAGTTATAAAACTTGTCGGTGGTAAACTAGATGAAGATGCATATAGAACTGCATTCAGACTTGGTGCCTATATTGCAACACAGTTCAAACCAGTAGTTGCAAAATGTTTCTATGAAATGACTGATGCAAAAACTGTATTAGATACTTCATGTGGATGGGGAGATAGACTTTGTGGTTTCTATGCAAGTAAGAGAACAACTCATTACATAGGTACAGACCCAAATCCGAACACATTTGTAAACTATAAGAAACAATGTATATCTTATGAAACAATTCTTACAGGTAATGCACCAGTAATTACTGAATCAGAAAACTACTTTAAATCTGTTGGTTCAAAGATTGTTGAAATACATAGATGTGGTGCAGAAGATTTAGACTATGATTCACTACCACCAATTGACTGTGCATTCACTTCACCACCTTATTTCTCGACAGAGATATATAACAAGGGTGGAGAACACGAGGAAGACCAATCATGGTTCAAGTTCAATGAGTATGAGAAGTGGAGAGATGATTTCTTCCTTCCAGTAAGTCAGAAGACTTTTGATTCATTATCTGATACAGGTCATATGTTATTAAACATTATGAACCCAACAATTAAAGGTAAAACATACCCTTCATGTGATGAAGTGTGTGACTTACTAAGACCCCATTTTAAAGGTCAACTGGGAATGAGAATTATGCAAAGACCACAATCATCTACTAAGTTTCTAGACAAGTGGACAGACGTAAAAGGTGATAGTGATGACAATCAAGTGTCAGACAAGGAAGGTATTGATAGAACAGCTATGCAGGATTTCATGAAGAAGTATTACATGGAAAATGTTTGGTACTTTGCAAAAGAAGACAAAGACCTATTCTTAAAAGTAAGACAAGGACAACTAGATGAGTTTTTCGTATGACAGAATTATTTGAGAACAAAGTGTACAGAGTAGTTGAGAATCCTCATGATGAAAATGCAGGGATTGAGTTAACTGGTGGAGAATGGGACGGACTGGTTTATCAATATGGAAAGGTTCAATTCAAAGATGGTACACCCGAAATTAATTTCAAAAGAACCATAAGAAGATTCCCAAAAGGGATGGAGAACAGTGAAATCAACTTTGAAGAATTACTAAATAACAGTGAGTTAAATACATTAATGGGTGACATTCTAGTAGAAGTCATGCAAGAACAAATAAGGAAAGAGAATGAACAAAGAGATACTTAAAGAACAAATCAAACGTCACGAAGGTGAAGTACTAGAAGTCTATGCAGATTCACTAGGATACTTAACACTAGGTGTTGGACATCTTATCAAAGAAGGTGATGCAGAACACGGACAACCCGCTGGAACTCCAGTGAGTCAAGAAACTGTAGATGCATACTATGAAGATGACTTCGACAAACATGTCGATGAAGCAATTCATGTATTCGAATCAAAAGGTGGAGAGAATTTCTATGACCTTCCCGAAGACATTCAACACGTTCTAGTCAACATGACATTCAACTTAGGTGGAGGTCGTTTCGGTAAATTTAACAACATGTGGAAAGGTGTTGTATCTGCAGACTGGGAAAAGGTTGCAGTAGAAATGGAAGACTCTAAGTGGTTCGGACAAGTTGGTAGACGTTCAGTAGAACTACAAGAACAGGTACGAAACTGTGCCTAGTGAAATCAAAGCTGTAAAGTTACTTGGTGGGGAAGTTATCTTAGGAAAGGTTACTTCTTCTACTTTATCAAACTCTATTAGTATTGAAGAAGCTCAACTTTGTGTTGTCATGGTTGATGACGGAAAAATGGAAGTTAACCTTGCACCATGGTTACCATATGCAAGAGAATATAATTTTGTGATACCTAAATCTCAGATAATTACAACCTTTAAGGTTAGACCCAATCTAGAGACAAATTACAAGATTGCAACAGGAAATAAATAATGGCAGATATATTAGGTGCATTAGTAAAGAAATACGAAGGTGACATTGCAGTACACACTGCAAACATCTCAGTTTATCAATCAAACCCAGCAGGTATAGGAGAACATCCCGATGTTGTCTCTGCAGTAGATGAACTAGTTGGTCAACTTGCAGATGCACAAGACAAACTCAAATCAGTAAAAGAATTACAACATCCCTCAAGAAAAACACTTGTAGAATAAGACCAACTGTAGTATAATAACTACATGGATTTCTATACAAACGTATGTCGAACTAGAGACAAAATTCTAGTAAAAGGTTACCAAGGTAAGAAACAGGTGAAGTTATCTGTTGCTTATCGTCCTAACCACTTCGTAACCTCTAAGAAAAAGGATTCTCCTTATCGTTCTTTAGATGGTAAACCACTTGATGTTGTTAATCTTGACACCATGGGTGGTGCAAGAAAGTTCCGAGAACAATACAGTCAAGTAGATAACTTTGAGATTCACGGTTATGATAAGTATGTTTATACTTACATAGCTGATAAGTTTCAGGGTGAAATCAAATACGACCCAATGAAAATCAAGGTTGCAACACTTGACATCGAGTGTGAGTCGGAGAACGGATTCCCCGAACCTACACTTGCAGAAGAGAAAGTAAATGCAATCACCATCAAACCATTCAGACATATGGCACATACCTTTGGTATCGGCCCTTGGGATGCACCTGCAAATGTTCATTATTATGAATGTGTTGATGAAGCACAACTACTAACTGAGTTCATTAAGTACTGGAGAAAGGAATCTTTTGACATTGTTACAGGATGGAATGTTGATGCATTTGACATGACGTATCTTTGTAATCGTGTAGATAAACTATTCGGTGAAGGACACCATAAGAAGTTCTCACCTTGGAATATGTCTGATGTAAGAGACTACACAAATAACTATGGTCAAAAGGTCATGGTGTTTAATCTCTATGGTATCAATATTCTTGACTATATGGAACTGTACAAGAAACATACATTCGTAAACCAAGAATCATACTCACTTAATCACATTGCACATGTTGAATTAGATAAAGCAAAGATTGATTATTCACAATATGGTTCATTACATACCCTTTACAAAGAGAACTATCCACTATTCTTAGAATACAATGTCAAAGATGTGACACTTGTAGAAGACTTAGAAGATAAGATGGGGTTACTAGAACTCACATACTCAATGGCTTACAATGCAAAGTGTAACTTTGCAGATACCTTTGGTATGGTTAAGTACTGGGAAACAATCATCTACAACTTCCTCAAAGAACAGAACATACAAACACCACCTCAGAAGTTGGATAGAAGTAAACAACATTCTATTGTTGGTGCATATGTCAAAGAACCATTAGTAGGTAGACACAACTGGGTTATGTCATTTGACTTGAACTCACTCTATCCCCATATCATTATGCAACACAATATCTCACCCGAGAAAATGATTAAGGGTGGTCAGAGAATGGATGTTAATGTTCAGAAGATGTTGGATGGTGACGTAGACCTTTCATCACTCAAACAATCAAACAGAACTGTAACACCTAACGGAGTAATGTTCACAAGAGACAAACAAGGATTCCTTCCCGAACTCATGGAGACTTTCTATGAGGAAAGAAAACTGTGGAAGAAGAAGATGATTGAGTATCAGATTGAGAAAGAATCATGTGATGACCCAAAACGTAATAGGGAACTTGATACACTTATCAAACGTGCATATAACAATCAACAGGTTCGTAAGATTGCACTTAACTCTGCATATGGAGCTCTTGCAAATCAATACTTTGCATTCTTTGACCCTAACCTTGCAGAAGCAATTACTATGTCGGGTCAGTTGATTATTAAGACTGCAGAGAAATCTATCAACACATGGATGAATAAAGTCCTTTCAACAGAAGACAAAGACTATGTGATTGCAATGGATACCGATTCAGTCTACATCACTTTTGATGACCTAGTGTCAAAAGTGTTTCCCGAAGATACACCACGAGGAAAAATTTGTGACTTCTTAAATACTATTGCAATTGATAAAGTCGAAGGTGTTCTTGCAAAGGGATATGATGAACTTGCAGATTACACTAATGCATTCCAACAGAAGATGGAGATGGGTAGAGAGATTATTGCAGACCGTGGAATATGGACTGCAAAGAAAAGATACATCCTAAATGTCTTGGATAACGAGGGAGTTCGATATGCAAAACCTAAGTTGAAGATGATGGGTATTGAGACTGCAAAGTCCAGTACACCTCAGTGGGTCAGAAAGAAACTTACAGAAGTGTTCGATGTAGTTATGAATGGAACAGAACA